TCCAAACAATTTTGACATAATTTATTTTTTTAACTCTTAGTCTTGAGACTATTTATTATATCAGTTTTCGCCTGTATATGGAGTCCAGTATTGAACTTGGAATTCTACAGTGAATTCTTCAATGGTATCAGCAGTATCGTATGAGAGATCAATTGCGGAAATATTAGTTGGGAAGATGCTGTAGAACTTATATTGCTTAGCAACTTCAAGTCCTTGTCCAACTGCAGCGTTTCCACCAACGTTACTTGGAAGTCTCTTCAACTGCTTGACGAGAACATCTCTCATATAATCATTGGGGTTGGTTGAACCGCTTCCATCTGCATACTGACCAACATACTGCATCCAAGCTTCCATTGCAGTTCTAATCTTGAAATCTTCATCGTTAATAACGGTGATAGTCCAAGTATCAAATGTTCTATCGCCTGCTACCTTGAAGATTCTTCCTCTAAAAGGAACATCAATTGAAGCAATGTTTGAGGCTGGTAGGTTTGCTGCTTTACATAATACAGAGAATTCATTAGCATCAAATTCGGCTCCTCCTGGGAAGTCGGTTAAAACAACTTCAAATAGATTAGGACGAGCGCCACCACCCTTGAGTACTGTTTTAAAATCCTGAATACTGTGTGCCATTTTTAGGTCCTCCTTGTTGTTTTGTAATTAAGATCAAACTGTACCAGCCACTTCTTCAAATGCTACTCCAGTACGTGTAGCAACGAAGGTGAGGGTGACGTAGTTGATAGACTTGGCAGGCTTCAGGTAAATGTCTGCTCTAAACTCATTATTATCAATCACATCAGGAGTATTATTTGACGTGTCACATACAACCAAGAATCCATACAGTCCTCTCTTTGCCTGAACATCGCGGAGATATGGTTCAACAATGTTCTTGAAGTTTGCTCTTGTCAGTTCATCATTGAGTTCAAAGAGTTGTGCTTGAGCAGCTCTTTGAAGTGCTTGTTCGATTGTGAGGAACAAGCGACGAACGTTGATTCTATCGAATGCAGATGCATAGGTGAGAGCAGTCTTATCGCCAAACAGGAGAGTTCCAGTTCCTGGTTGAGTAACAATCGAGTTGATTCTCAGTGGATAGAGTTGATCTCTCTGTGCTTTATTTGGATTATATGCAAGTTTAATCGCATTATTCAAGATGCCTCTTTGTTGACCAGCAGGAGAGAACCAAGGATAAGAAACAATGTTTGTGCGGCACATTAGACCTGCAACGTCAGCGTTGCAAGGAATGTAAACAAACTTATTGTTAAATCTGTCATAAGTGTACTTATATCCACTATCAAATACTGCATAAGATGAAGAAGAAAGTGAACTAAAGTACTTAATTATATTTGTTGTTTGTGTTGTTGTGTTGGTTATACCAACCAAGTCTGCTCTGTGAGGTCCAACAGTAGCAATACAATCTTTTCTATCCTCTGCAACAGAGATTAGATACTGCGCTTTTGCTTGCGAGTCTGCTTGGGCAGTGCATCCAGGACCCATAATTAGGTAATCAACTTGGACTTCATCTTTATTAGAGAAGAGACCATATGAGGTGATTAAGTCTCCTAATGATGCCTTCATTCCACCAGAAGCAGAATAATCAACACCACCACCTAAAGTATAAGTCTTATTACCAATTGCACTAAATGTTACATCTTGTGCATTCTGTCCCCAAAGACCACCAGCGGTAGTAATTGGAGTGAAAGCAGTTGAGAATCCAGTTGCTCTAGGAACAGTTCCCCAGTAAGAATCTCCTGCGTTTGATGGGTTGGTGCCTGCATAAACTTGGGCAGAGAAATCTGCGAGGTAGTTCTTGTACCAGATTTTCTGTGGTGAATTTACTGCAGATACCGAATCAAGTGCTTTTGAAAGGCCTAGGTGCTTTTCAATTAAAGTTCCTTGGTTGCCAGTAATCGTTCCTAGATCATCAACCACTACAACGTGCAGTCCATCATTCTTACCATTTCTATCAAGTGAATATCTGTTAGAAGTTGGTTTTGGTGCAATGGACTTCCAGTAAATTGTTGTATTGGTTAATCCAAGAGTTTGATTATCATACCAATCTGATACGGAAGCAACAGTAGCAGATCCTGCTTGAGAACCAGAACTATTGATAAATTTAACTGCATCAGATGCGGAGAATGCTGCAGTGGTTGATCCCTCTGCATAGTTAATCTTTGTTTCAGTTCCAGCAGTAGAAACTCTTGAAACAATCTTAACATCGATTGTGCTATTACCGTTGGTAGAGTCTGTTGTGACTCCGGTAATAATACCCTTTAGATATCCACTAAAGAGTGAAGTAGTTCCAGATCCAGCAATAACGGTGTTTGTTAGTGCTACAGTTACGCCATATCCAACAGTAGCACCCACACCAGAAAGACTGGTTGTTGTGATGCCTAAAGTTTGGTCTGCTAAGTCGTCGATGAAGCAAACTTTTAATCCATTTGCCCAAGAACCTGGGTTCTTTGCAGTGTATGTAAAGTTTGTCCCTTCGGAATGATTGTTTGTATAATCGTCGTAGTTATCTACCTTGAGGGCAGTTGTTGAAGCAATTCCAACACCAGCATTTGCGTTGTTTAGTGATGAACCACCAGTTCTAACAACCTTTAAAACACCACCATATGAGAGATAGGATGAAGCACTCATCCAGTACTCATATTGAGCATCTGTTGAAAGGGGCTTACCGAATACGTTAATAAGATCTTGTTCGGTTGTGATATCAATTGGGTAATCAACAGGTCCGATTGGAAATGGTCCAGCAATCGCACCAATATTATCTAAAACATTATCAGCTCTTCCTACTGTTAGATCAACCTCCCTGACTAGTACACCAGGAGATAATTGAGGAGTCGCCATGTTTTTCTCCGTAAA